ACTCAATAGATTCACCGTCTTGTCTTTTAATTCTATCTCTGCCTGATCCGTATTGTCCTTTGTAATTTTTATTAGCTGTTAACCTATTTGTAAGATCTTTATGTTTTTTGTAATCTTCAAACTGCTTTTCATCTCTATTAAAATAATTTAAATTAAGAGTCCCATCACCTAATACGTCTTCTCCTTTAACAACGCCCTGTTTCAACTCTCTATCAGTTGAAGTGTTTTTCCTTGTTTTATTTTTGTCTGCTTTTATATTTTCTAATTGACTCCACTTATCCACAGTGTTTACGTAGTCAATTTCTGATTCAACTTCATTAACTAAAGGTATTGATTCGTCTATTTCTTTTTGTAACCTCTCAGCTTCTTTAATTTGTTTGGCATTAGCTAATTTTAGAGCTTCTTCTCGCTCTTGTCTAGCATATTTAGCTTTAAAATAACTTTCTTTGTCAAAATCACTATGACCAAATTGACTAGCTATTGAAGCTTGAGCTATTCCTTTAGCTTTAATCCAATCAGTGTCATCTGGTTTTTTAGTATAATAATCGCCTTTACCTTCTTCGTTTACTTCATACTTGTACTCATAACCATGATCACTGTAAACTTGACCAGGCTTAGCATTTAAAGCTTGTTCTTTATCAGTAATTATTTCAAGCTCTTGAGGCTGTGATTGTCCATTTTCCGATTCGGATCCTGTATTGTTTGTTGACTCTACGTTCGGATCCTGCGGCGTGGAGTCGGTGTTCTTTACTTGCTCAGCTACAACTTCAGTTTTCTTCTCTTGTTTTTGTTTAGCCTTAAAAGCTAAAACCATATCGTACATTTCTGTCTGAGAGTAATTTTGATCAACTAAAGATCTAGCATATTCACCTACTGTCATTTGAATTAATTTAATTTGTTATCTTGTAGAAACTTATCAGACTTAGCTTGTTTTGCTTGTTCTAAATCAAACACAGCAGCATCTTGTTCTACTGTTGGTAATTTTTGAGTTATAAATTGTTTTAAATAATTATTCATAAAATATTCTGTGTATTTTTCTTCAAATAATTGTTTTCTTTTTTGGTCTAATGGCAAATGCTTTTCGTAAGACCAAGAAGTAGATCCAGCGTTAGCGTTCTGAGCCATCTGATCATCTTCTTCAACACTAGAACCTTTAGATATAAACACATTCCATGCAGCTACAACTTCTTGTTCTTGCTGTAATAGACCAGCAACCTCAGCGTTTATAAAAGGTTTTACTTTTTTCTTAATTTTATCTAAATCAAACTTAAGTATGTTTCTACCTTTACCCATTCCTATATCTATTATTTCATAATCATAAGAACCATCAGAATTTTTCAATACAAACTCATCATCTATTGTAGCTCCAGGTAGTAAGTTACCTTCTTCATCTGCTGCTCCTTCCGCCATAACACCAACGTCTGTTAACAATTTCAACATGTCTTTATTTATGTCTGGAGTTGTTGCTACAAGATCTGTACCTGCGCCTATTAAAGCTAATAAAGTGTTACTATTTATAACTAGCGGAGATGGAAAAAGAGGACCTTCAAAAGTTATACTTTGAGAGCCATCGTCAATTAGATTTAAATAAACATTGTATCCCTCTGTTTTAGAAAAACCAGGTTTGTTTGTCATTATAGAATTAGCTACTAAATAAACATAGTTATTATTAACATCATAATATGTATCGTCGGTCGTAGCTAGTTGATCAACAAGTGTTTGTATAAACTGTAGAGATTTTTTAGGAGCTGCTTCTAGAATTTTAAGTTGCTTATGTTCATAATCACAGTTTTCACTAACACATTTACCTGAATCTACAGCCATTTTAAATTTAGCGTATGCAACACCTGTGTTAGCATAAGCTCCGTCTAATATACCAAACGTAGTGTCAATGTTTGAAGCCACATAGTTTTTATCATAAGCTAAAGCATTACTTTTATTAGTTTGTTTTAAAGAAAGATTATATAACGTGTTTTTGTTTTCCATTTTATGTTTTTATTTACTAACCTAGTTTACCGCCTAAACCTCCAGCTATACCAGCGACAGAACCTATTGCTCCTGTTATGGCTGCTGTTGAATCTCTTTGAGCTGCAGCTGCTTGACCTCTTAGCGCAGATATTTGATTAGAAACCCTGTCAAGCTGTTGTTGTTCTCTTCTTTCTGTGTTTGAAAACACAAACTGTTTTCCAGCAACATCCGCCTGCTGCATTCTTTGCTCTTCAGCCATTTTTTGAGCTTGAAGTCTTTGCTCTCCAGATAATCGCTGTTGGTTGTTACTAGACTCTTGTCTTTCTATATCAGCTGCAATACCTTTTTTGCTTTGAAGAGCAGCTTGTGCTAATGCTGTTGCTCCCCCAGCGGAAGCTCCAGTGGCTCTTAAAGTGTCTAAAGTATTAGCTAAAGCAATATCAGTTTGCTCCATTTGCATTTCAGTAGCTTTAGTGGCTACAGTTAATTTTTCAAATGGATTACTAAGCATAGCGCTTAAACTCGTAACTCCTTCATAGGGATTTATAATTTCTTGGCGATTTGCTTCTAGCTGAGATAATTTTTTTTCTAATTTTCTAGCTTTTCTTCTAGCTCTACGAGCTGCTCTTCGAGCCGCACTTGAGCCGAAAATACCGCCTCCGATACTTACTGCCGCGCCAACGCCGGCTGCTACTACAGTCATATTATTTATTTTTTAATTTTAATTTTTTTATCATGCTTTCAATGCTAATGTCTGGATCATCAAAGTCTTTAGCTACGACTTCATTTAATACATCTTCAGGCGTAGACTTATCTGTAGCATGTACAGTTATCCAAATACTGTCTTCATGCATGTATATCAATCTTTTTGTTCCTGGTTTTGTTATTCCGTTGAAAGGTGCTTTTATGCGTTTAATACCTTTATCTGTCAATACAGATATATCGCCTTTTAAAACAAAATACGGGTGCTCTTTTTTGTGTATACCAGTAGAGATTATTTGACCTTTAGGCATAAATATCTCTCTAATATATAGTCCGTCTGCAAATGTATGCTTAAGTGGATTTATTGTATTAGCCATTTTATCTTGACCCGGCTTTTCAGGATCACCATAAGAGTCTGGTAAATCTAATAGTTTATCTTCAAAGTCCATTATTAACTCTCTAAAACGCTCTATATGTTTTATCTGTTCTAATGTTTGCTCTTGTTTTATTAAGGTATTGCTCATTTAATTTAATTTAATATCCGTTATTCATGTCGTATGCACTCTCAACAGAAAATAATGTTTTTTCACCTCCAAAATCAGTAGTTAAATCTGTAGACATTTTTACTGTTGCATAGAAACCTTTTACACCGCTAATAGATTGACCATATAAAATTTCTTTATTATTAGGACTAGAAAAGTTAAGTAAATTAGCAACGTATTTATTCTCTTTTAAATTAAAACCTGAATAATGTTTTGGAAATGGAGGGTTTACAGTACCAAATACAGATAAGTAATTATTTCTATAAGCTACACCGTTAAAATACAAAATATCTCCAGCGCTTAAAGTAGTCAATTGATTTAATACTAAAGCTCCTGTGTTGCTATTATAGGAAACTACTGTTCTCTGCGATTGCAAAGAAGATCCAGTAACAATATCACCAACATTTATATATCCATTAACAGTGCTTAATTCTAAAACTACGTTTGTGGTTGTAGTATTTAAAGCAACAGAACCTTGACCTTCGGTTAAAATATATTCTCCATCGTTATAGCTTACTGTTGTTACTTCACCAATACCAGAAACATTTCTACTAGTACTATCTTCAGAAGAATTATAACCAGCGCCAGCTGCTGTTAGTCTAGCACCTGTGCTATCAGAAGAAAAACTATTAACTTGCCAACCATTACTTCCTTCGTAACCTATTGTTTTAAAACTTTTAGAATTAGTTGCGTTTGGATTAAAAATAAAAGTAATAGTACTTGGATAATCTACACCATAAAAATTACTTCTATTAACACTACTATCATAATGTCTCCATAACTGTGGCACGCTACTAAATCTAAGTATTGTTCCAGCTGACAGCGTAGCTCCAATGCTGATGGTCACAGTATTTGTTGCAGAAACAAAACTAGTTACTGTGGTTCCAGCAGGAATACCAGTACCTGTTACAATAGAGTGTTGTTGTATAAATCCACTTACATTGTTTAAAACAAAAGTAAAACCGGTTCCACTACTAGCAACAGTTCCACGTCCTGGCGTAGATTTAACAGAATAAAAATTATTTCTTAAACTAAACATTTGATCTGGCTTGTAGTCAAAAAAGCTAACCCAACCTCTAGATCTTTCGTCAAAGTTTAAAGTCTTGTATAAATCAGGATTATTAGTCTGAGTTGGATCAAAAGAAACAGTTCTTAAAGAAGAAGGTGTTTGTAGAGATATAACATATTCGCTTCCGTATATATCATAGGCTCCAATTATATTGCCTAATGCTCCAGCTGAATTTATTTTATTTATCTCGTCTCTAAAAAAGTCTTTCATGCCATTAGAAGATATTTCTTCTATACCACCAGCAAGTCTAAGTATTACATTGTTGTTTTCATCAGAAAAATATTTTCTATTACCATAAACAGCAAAACTTTCTGGATTTTTAGATATGCCATATTTTCCAGCTATTGGTTGAATAACACCAATAACTAAATTACTAGCTGTCACAGCACCACCACCTTCTGCAGAGTATATAGCATCTTTATCTATTAAAGCTCTTGAGCATTTTAACTCTTGAAATATAGTTAAATTAGTATCCTCAGCGTATAGTTTTTGTATTGAACCATTAGCTGGATCAGCTGATTTAGTTATATCGTCTGCTACAGAAAAAACATTTGTATTGTTTATACCTGTTCTTGAATTAAATATTCCAGAGTATATTAAAGTATTAAACCTTCTTGTGCCGTTAGGTTCGTCTTCAACTAAGTAAGCTTTTGCTCCAAAATCAACAGAAGTATTATTATACCCACCTCTAATTCTTGATTCTTCAATAGCCCAAGTATCGTCATTGTTTAATCCAGTTATAGCAGGATAACCTCCAATATCTTTTGGGATACCTCTAGAACCGTTCCAAACAACTTTATTTGATGAATCGTTTACTTTTTTAAGCAAAAAGGTATTAAAGTATTTTACTTCTATTACTGCACCTGCCATAATTAATTATTACTTGTTTTATATTTAAATTACTGTATTGAATAAAGATAGTTGTTAGCCTCTGTAACCTCGTAGTTTTGATTAACATATATAGGAGCTGAAGCGCATTGTTCTTGTGTAGAACTAGAATTAACCTGAGACATCCAGTCTTCTTGAGAAAACGCAGCTATAACTAAAGGAAAATTAGGTACGGGTTCACCCGTTGTGTTAGGGCCAGTATATGGCTCCCACGCTGGAGACCATCTTGAAAAATTTCTATCTGAATTTTCCCAATACGGTGGAAGCCATTCGCTGTATATCCACATCGCCCACACTTTCATTACAGAATCAGAGTCTATGCCTGGGGAAAAAAACCAAGGACTTGTTGTCTCATTAAAACCACCGCCATATGTATATATGTGATCATTTAATTGTAAAGAGATATTATCATAAGTATTTGGTGAAAATTTAATAGCTACGTTTCCGTTGTTTAAATTAACAGCTGCGGCGATTCTATTAGAAGCATCCCCTGTATTTATTGTATTAGCTTTTCTTCCTTGCCTAACATGCTCTCCTGCGTCAGCGGTTCCATTATTCCAGGAATTTTTAAAAAACAACATACACGCGCTTATGTCATTTTGAGTTGTTTCTGATCCAACTGGTTCTATTTCATAATTATATGTAATACCATCAACATTAATGTTAGTTCCAACTACTTTTCCTTTACCATGACAATAAGGCGGTAGCTGCCAATTTTCACTTGTAACAAAAGATTTTTGTTTTTGAACCTTGTGACCCCATATATTTGGAGTATTAAATGGAATTGTTATAGTGTTGTTAAAAACTTCATTAGCGTTTTGAGCGTAAGTAACTAAGTCTACGCTAGGAGAATATTCTTCCGTGCAACCTTGTGATAACACTGGATTGTGGTTTTTAAAGAATCCAGCGGCATATATATAATAACCAATTTCATCATTCCCTATACCCGGTGTTGTTGAAGGTATATTTATTAATGTCATATTATGAGATTTCCAGTCTTTACTGCTTTCCCCGTAAATATAAAAATCGTTTGTACCACATTGCCCATATTTAGTAATCGAATCAGGGGCCGGTACTGCGTTAAATTGACCTTGAACATCGGCTGCACCAAAGTCTTTAGATCTTTGAAATTTATTTAAAAAATTATTGTTGTTGAGCTCTAGTCTCATATCAATTTCAAACTTTTGTTCAACAGTAGTTTGACCATCTTGTATAAGTACTGTTACAAAATAAAGAGCGGCAGGCACGTTCGCTTGTTCATTATTTGCAAATTGATTTATTAGTTTTACTTGCAGAGTCCCTGCTTCACTACTACTAGATTCTTCTTGAATAGCAAATATAGGTTCTGTATCACCCATAAATAACACCTCAGCTGGTTGTCCATTTGGACTACCTATTCTTTGATCATAAACGCTAAAATTATCACCAAAAGAATTAATTATTTGTAGATCTTTAACAGATAAAGCTCCACTACTTAGCGAGTCATTTTTGTTAGCTGAACCGTTACTAAAGTTTATGATCGCGATATCTCCATCATTTTTTCTAGTTCTTACAGGTATAAATTCTTGAAGTGGAAGAGTTCCACCTGGACCATATGTTACATCACCAGCATTAACAGTATTTTTAGCTGTTATTTTGTAGTATTCAGGCGCTACATTCTGAAGATTAGCTTGAACATTTGTTATGTAATTAACTTGACCACCTACTGTTATTTTAAAATTAAAATTAAACTGCCTTAGAGCTTCGTTATCATCATACATGTAAAAAATATTATCAAAATAATTTACACTTTCTGCTAAACCATCTGTTTGAGATGTTGTTCTAACCTGCCAAGGACCTGTGCTTGATTGCGGTACTAGTCTAAAATAATCTCTAACTTCGGTTGTGCTTGTAGAAGGAGATCCATTACAGTCATTTCCGTAGCCATCTGTTATTGCAGGTAAATTGTTAGGTGCTCCAAATTCTACAGTGTCAGTTGATGGATCTATAGTTATTGTTTGTCCAAAATTATCTACTATGTTAAATCCGTTACCGTTTAATATGCTGCCTTGTGCGGCTAAACCTTCATTAAACTCACTTGGATTCCAAGATATGTTTGACCCAGCAGGTTGATCTTGATTGTTTAGTATAGCTGCGTTAAGATCACCTATTAAACCAGTTGAAGATGATTCCCAAAATATATCAATAGCACTCTTTACAGCTTCTGTTTCGTAAACAGCTAAATACTGAATACCTGGTGTTAATAAATCTGTTGTAGCTGACGCCGGTGTAAAGACCACTTCTATTCCATCTGTTAAATTTACAAAAACAGAAACATTAGCGCTGTTAACTAAGGTTATATTATTTACACTACCATCTGCGGCTGCTGCATTATTGCCACTTACATACGTTCCTTCTGGCACGCCTTGACCTGTTACTAAATAATTTACAAGACTATTTAGCGTAATAGGTGCTTGGCTAGCTACGTTTGTTATAAGTATTTGATTTGTTGGTACTAGTGGAACAACAGGATTTCCAGGAGTACTAGGTGTGTTAGGAGGATTTACTATAGTACCAGCTGCTGGTATGTAGTTATATGTTTGACCAGTTGTTGCTATTTGTCCTATTTGAGCTTCTGTCGATATTCTAGCTACTAAAGGATTTGAATCTAAAGAATAAAACTGAGGAAAATAATTTGGTTGATTTGGGTTTATAGGATTATAATCAAATAAATCATTAACAGTAGAAATTATTGAAACAGTATCTGAATTAGTTCCTGGATAATACTGTGTGTTAGTGTTTCCAGAAATAGGCGTAGTAGCTGTTGTTATGTTTTGAACTCTACCAAATAATTGAACAGAGCTTCTAAATTGTTTTTGATCAGGACCAACCTCTGTTAAATCTCTTGGAATTTTATTTATATTATCATTTATTAAAACAATATGAGATGTTTGACCAATTTCAAGAGTTCGATCCTCAGGATAAGAAGCCATAATACCAGGAAGATAAACATTGTAATATTCCTGTTCTGTTTGCTTTACAACTATTTTATATGAATACCAACCTAAAGGATTATAATCCGCACTTGTTACATCTCCATTATATAAATTTTCATTAATAGGTTCATTCATTAAAACTTTTAAAGAATTACCTGGCCAAGAAGTTGTATTTACACTTTCATCTATATATGGAGAAAATAAAGTAGAGCCTGAGTATTCTACTCCAGCAACTTTTATTTTAGTTTCATTATTAGACAGTATAACGCTTGATTGTCTTCCGTATCTATCTGATAATACAAAACCAATTTGATAATTTCTATTTGTTTTAACAGAGTGATTTGGGTATTCTATAATAGATTCTGAGTTTTCTGTATCAGCTCCAGGTTCCATTATTAAAACAACGTTTATAGGTGTGCCTGCTGGAAAAGTAACTGTTTCAGTTAAAGTTATATTAGCTGCACCTGTAGTATTACTATCTGTGCTAGCTATTTGCGTGCCTGGAGGAATTATAACTCCGTATGTATTAGAAGTTATAGTATACCCAACGTACCATGGTGAGTCTGATTTTGATACATTTATAGCTATAGTATCTACAAAAGCTGTATACGTTGCCGCTGCTCCAGCGTAAGCCGCTGTTATTTCGTTTATTGCAAACTCGGGTTTAACAGTAGAAGCTACATTATAGTTTAAAAAAGCAGGTGGATCAATTTTATTTAAAAAATTACCATATATAACTCTATTACCAGTAACTTCTTGAGCCTTAGCTCTTACTGGTATTTTATCAAAAACTCTAACTAAATTAGATTCAGGTAAAGTTTTTGTAGGTTTTGTAGATGTGTAATCATAAACAAAAAAGTTTGGACTACCTATTGTTAATAAAACATTGTCATCTAATTGAGGAACAGTTGAGCTTACAGTTATGTTTCCAGACACAGCGTTACTAGGGTCTGTAGGTGTAAAACTTAAAATTGTAGTTCCATCATTAATACCTGGACCTGTTATTGGATCACCTATTGTTATGCCGCCTTGAAGACTATCTATTGCTATATTATTACCCGAAGCTCCTGGTGTTTGAGCACCATTAGTTAAACAAACACCTGATTGACTTTGAACTCTGCCTATTGGTACAGTTTCTACAACTCTAACAGCAATGCCATCAGATTCTTTATACAGTATATCTATCTCTTCTATTTTTAAAGCATTTGATAAAGTATAGTTATTAAAAGGTAATGGTATTCTTAAACCAATATTGTTTACTTTGTTTTCTACAAAATAAACTATTGTACTTCTATAAGCTTCGTTTTGATCGTCTTTTTCTTGATCAGGATTTTCAGCAAACATAAAATAACCATCTTGCTTAGGTATGAATGCTATTTGAGTAAAAGGTGCAAATATAGAATATGTATTGTCCGTAAATTTAAATCTATAGCTAAACCTTGGAAATATACTTTCTAAGTAATCTGCATCTCCACCAAAAGCTCCGTTAAAATACGGATTTGGTTCAAACACCAATGTGTTTCTTGTTGAAGTAGTTGTTATACTAGTATCTAATGCAATGTTATAACTGTTTGGTGACGTGCTTGTATCTAAAGTGATGCTGTTTACTGTTGCTCCAGTAGGTATTAAGGTGTTATCAAATGAATCAAACAATGAAACATTTGCAGATCCCCAAGGAGACGTTGCTGTATTAACTTGGCCTATTATATTAAGAGCTACATTTATAGTAGCGCCTGTTTGATTACTAGTAGTTGTAGCTTGGCCTCCGTTAGGTAAAAATTTACTACTAACATCTTTCATAGTAGTTTCATAAGAGCCTGGATCTAAAGTGCTTTTTTGAAACATTTCCATGCAACTATATGGGTTATATTTAGCTACTGATATTTGATCTTCAGTTGAATAATAAGTAGGAAATATATTAGTAGGATCTGGGTTTGCTAATAAAGTATTTATTACTCTAGGTTGATTTCTATCATCAGTAAAAAATAATAGATCTTCTAGTATATTAACTCCAGTTATAATATTTGTTTGAGAAAAATTTAAAAAAGCACCTTGAACTAATATATTAGACTGATTAGTTAAAACATTTGTAGATATTATAAAGTTTTTAGCTTGAGGATTATATATAAATCTGTTTGGAAAAGAATCAATATAATCAGTAAAAAACAAATAAACTGTAGAGTTTATTTCATCTGAAAAATGTCCTATACATTTTATGTTTGTGCTTTGAGTTAACGTTTGATAATTTTGTATAGAATGATTACCTAAAGTGTTTTCTAAGTTTCCAACTTGAGAACTTTCAGACTTACTTATTTGTGCGTTTCTAGCATCTCTGTACTCACCTTCTGGTAATATACGAGCGTCCAAGTCTTTATTCATCTTGGACTTTAAAAAAGTATTTTGAACTTTAGCCATTAAATTTTAGTGTTTTAACCATTTAGATTTACCTCTCATAACTTGTACTATTTCTTCAAGTTTAATATTAGATAATCTTATCTTAGCGTTTCGAAGAGCTGCTCTTCTATCTTTCTTAAATCTAGCTATTATGCCTTCTGATGTATTGGCTCTATTAGCTAGTAAATTATATGATATACTCATGTACATTGCCTCTTCAGCAAGCTTTGGAACTCTAGTATCTAGATCATAAGCTAAGCCATCAGATATGTATTCTAAAACTATAAGTCTGTCTACTAAGTTGCTAGAAAAAGTAAACATACCATCTCTTTCATTTATTCCAAACCAACCGTTTACTTGTGATTTTTGTGGGTCAAGACCATATAGTCTACCCCAATTCCAAGGACCAGATCCATAAAAACCATCAGCATACAAACCGTAAGCTGCATCGTCCCAAAATTGATTATAAGCTTGATTGTTTATTAGTTTGTCATTTGCATCTCTCCATCTTTCTACTGTTAATGAAGTTCCTTCTAAGTCTTCCCCAAAATTATCTTGCGTAGGTATTCCTTTATTGTCTTGTAGTAATTTAGAATAAGGATTAGTCGTTAAATTATTATTTGGATATATAGGTCTTTTCACGCCTAAGTTGTCTATCCAAGACAAAGATACATAATTAACATAGTCTTGAGGCATTATCAATTGTAAGCTTTCAGGTATTGTTAATTCTTGAGATTTAATACTCTTTAAAGTATCATAACTAAATTCTTGCAAAGATCTTTTTGCAAAAAACAATACATCTGATTTTTTAGCTTGTTGTATTATTTTACCATCACCAACGTAACCAACCATGTAATTGTCTATAATATCAGATAATTTAACATATTGATAAGTCCCATAGTTTTCTTCAACTGCATCACCCAATGCTTCTTCCGCTATAGTGCTAGCGTATTGACCACCATCTAGCCTTTTTAATTGAACAACTATATATAAATTTGCAGCTGGAGGATTTGTAAAAGTTATAGAATTACCTACAACACTATAAGCTAATATGTATTCTTGCCAATTTCCTGGAACAGCGTCGGTGCTCGTGTATATCTTAAAATTATTTAAAGCATAGTTGATACTAGCTGGATTCCAAGATTCTACACCACTAGAGTCTGTGCCTCCAAAAACTAAATCTGTATCAAAAGTAGTTATAAAAGTACTTTGTAAACTGCCATCAGCTAGTGTGGTACCTCTAAAGCCCTGCGCGCCTTGGTAGTATTGTTGATTTGTTTCTGTTACTAAACTCATTTATTTAAGATTTTTCGTTAGCTTGTACTTGAGCCGCTTCTTGAGCAGCTACATCTATTATCGTAGGGTCGTTTATAATAACACCTGCATATTTCAATATTCCTATTATAATATTAGTTTGTTCAGAAATGTGAAGCTGAAAATTTACGGCGCTACCTGGATTAAAAATATATTGACCAGCTTGTCCAACGTTAAAGCTCCAAGAAGGAACTCTAGGCATAACAACGCAGTTTACATTAACCGCGTTTGGAGTTGGCAATATTGTTAAACCAACATTGTCAAAATTTGCAACTGTTGATGTGTTAGCAAATGCTATAGGAAATTGATACGTAGGAGCAGTAAGTCTAGATCTTGTAATTTTATTATAATCTCTCTTGCTTACTAATTGAGTAACAAATTGACCGCCTGAAGAAGAAGGTCTAGGGTCAGTGTTTCCTACTAAAGAAGAATTATATGTTGATAATATGTCACCCATCCAATATATAGAAGCAACATAATCTGTTGAATTAACTGCCGCGGTTTGATACCACAATAGTGTTTGAGCATTTAAAGAAAAGTTAATTTCTTTTTGAAATTCATAAAGTTTTTCTTCTTGGTTTTTAAATATATTGAAAAACTCTGTATCGTTTTGTGTATTGTTTTGATTTTGACGGTTTAATTGTGTTCCGTCAGGAAAGTAAGATTCAAATATTTCTAATTGAACCTGAGCAGCTAACCTATTAAACTCATCTGGCGTAACATAACCTCTTTGTTCTTTGTTCAAAATAGACAAGACTGTTGTATATACTGTATTTACGTTTACCATTATTAATTTTTTATATACTAAAAAGGCGGACGAATCCGCCTATATATAGTATCACTTGTTATTTTAGTTTTTTATCTATAGATTTATAGATTTCAACACCTTCATCTGTTTTTAAGAAAGCAGCAAATGCTGAATATGGATTTTCATCAAAAGGTACGTTCATTAATTTTCTATCATTTGATCCCCATGTAAATGTTCTTTGATCTTGAGATAGTTTTATAATTCCAGCTTCTTGAGCTTTTATTGCAAAGTTTCTAAGTTGAACATTATCATCTTTAGCTAACGATATAAACATTTTAGGATTGTTTTTAGCAAATAATAATAAGTCTCTTTTTAATTCTTTAGAGCTCATCGTGTTTACAACTGATCCTTTTTCAACTCTTAATATTGCCTCTGCTTGATCAATGTCTATAGATCTAGCAGCCGTCATAGCATCTATTTCTAAATTTATAACATCTAAATCATCTTCAGCTTCAGTGACAGCGCTAAACTCTTCATATAATTTATTCCTTAAAGGGTGATATAAAGAAAGTAACTTTTGCAATGCAACATCGTTTTTATTAACAGTTAACGTGCCATCTCTAAACATTATGTGACCCATTGTAGCTTCACCTTTTTGTTCGTCTACAAAAGGAGATCCTTGATTTGTAGCGTATCTTAATTCTCTTTGTTGTCCAGTTGTTTCATCAAAATACAATAAAGCATGTTTTCTTGTATGCTTTCCTGGTATTGTTAATGTTAATGGACTTTTATTTTGTTTTAGATAGTAAACTCTATCTTTGATTTCCCAGGTTTCTTTAACTGGGTTTTCTTTTATTTTTGACATAATATAATATAATTAAATAGTTATAAAAGTAATAATTACCCCCGTTAATTTAACGAGGGTAAGAATTACATTAATGGATTTTACAATCCTTGGAATAATACAAAGTTATTAGCAGCTTGAGTTACTAAACATCTTTCAGATAAGAAGTTGATTTGCATCGCATCTAAATCTGAAGTGAAAGCACCACCAGCAGAACCAGTTAACCAAGATTTCATACGTCTGTCATCAGCTTGTGAAGCTCTATAACGCACGTGTAAAAATGGTCGTCTGATGTTTGTACCAAGTACTTGATCATAAACTGTAGAAGTTCCAGCAGGTACTAATACACCTTCAATTGAATTAACACCAACAATACCTCCACGAGTAGAAGCGTCATTTAAGTATTTCCAATCAGTTTTGTAAAAGTCATAAGAACCTCTTCTAAATCCTGAGAATCCAAGGTTAAGAGCCATTTCTTCTGAGTTTTCAAATAAACCAAAAGCAGTTCCTCCAGCGAATCCGCCAGAAATGCTTGCTAGCATATCATCAAAATCAAGAGCAGTTTGTCTCTGTAAGAAAAGCATGTTTTCTTCAATAGCACCTTGAGTATCTAAGTTTTTAAGAATTGCATCAAATTCATCTAATCCAGCAGCAGCAGTAAATCCTACTTCTACATTTCCTCTGTTTCTGATAGCAGCAAATAAACCTTCAGATCCTGGTAAACGTCCAGCTTGATATGCAACATTTCCTGCAGCATGAGCATTTAACTCACTTTCTACCATAGCCATTTCTAGGTAATCTTCAAAACGTAGTCTTGTTTCAGACTCAGCTTTTAAGTACCATAAAAAACCAGAAGCACCATCTTCAGTTGCAACTTCAACCCATCCAATTTGAGCCATATCAGATCCATTTATTTGGAATTGATCTCTCAAAATAAGAGGTGAGTTAGAAAATTGTGTGAAAGAAGGAGTAATAGAAGTTCTTGCAGCTGAATTAGTTCCAGCAGCTCCAGCACCTAAGCTTGTTCCTTTAGTATAAGCAGAACCGTATACAAATATCTTTAATCCAGTTGCAGAGAAACCTTGAGTGGTTAAACTAGTAGCAGGATTTAAACATTGTACATCTACGTTTCCAGCACCACCAGCACCAGCAGTACTAACCATAACAATACACTTTGCTTCTAATCCAGTAGCTGGATCAAGAACTACAATTGTGTCATTTACACTCATAACGTTAAACGCCGTAGCGCCACCGCCGATTGTTATTTTACTACCGTTGTTTAAACCACCAACGTTTGCTTGCGCACATCCGTCGTATGATACATGTAATCTATTTTGTTCAGACCAAATTATTTGATCAGATGTCATTGGCATTTCAGCGCCAACCATTCTTAAGAAGCCAGATAACGTTCTGTTTCCATAACGCTCTACTTCTTGTTCGTAAATTTCTGGTAAATATTGTTGCGCAAAATCATTAGCACCACCATCAAAAGCTAAATAATTGTTAGCTAAAGTTTGTTGGATTTGCGAAGGTACAATACTACCAAATTGTGGAGATAAACTCATAATTTGTTAATTTTAATTAGTTAAACCTTTTTGTTTTAATTTTAAGTTTTGTAGAGTCTGCACCAGAAATAGCTTTTACTTTCATTCCGCCAACAAATACATCTCCTTGTGATTTTCTACCTTCAGTATCACTTAGATTTTTTGATTTGTTTACAACTTCCTTTACAGCATCTGCTTTTCCTTGCTCATAAAAATGAGCGGCAATCTTATCTACGTTTTCAGCAGCATAAATAGCTTTATGATAACCTTTAGCATCTTCCACATTACCTTCGCTGTCTAGGAACTTCCCGACAAGGTTTGTTATGTTAGATTGGCTTTCGGCTACTTTATCACGATTAACGACATTATACTTATATCTTTTATCTCCAACTTTAATATCGAAACCTTCGAAATCGTCATTAAATAAATTTTTAGTTTTTTGTTTAAATAAATCGTGTTGTTGTGTAGCTATTTCTTGCTCCTTATTATATCGGTTGAAAAAATCCATAGCTTTTTGTTGGTCCTGAGTTACGCCGGGTCTCAACTTGATTTCGTCGTAATATTTCTTTTTCGTTTCCTCTAAAAAGTTTTTAGCTTTTGCAACCTCTTCTTTTTTAGCGAGTTTCTTTTTTTTGACTTCTCGCTCTTCGTCAATATCTATATCATAATCAAAGTTTTCTTCCATTATGAAATTAATTTCTTCTAAATCTAAATGTGGTTTAGATTTTTTATAATACTCTTTTAATAAAGTATTGTCATCTACGCTTGTGTAATCAGCGTTTAATCTAGTGTAATCTTCTATAGTTCCACCAGTGTCTTCCATAAAAGAAACTAGCTTTTCAATGTTTTCTGGTAAAGGTTTACCTATTACCTTTTCATCTCTTACAGCTTCTTTTACTTCTTGTTCAATTTCTTTAACTTCATCAGTTACTTCTTTGATCGGAGAAAACCCTTCAGTAGTCTCGTCGGACTCTTGTACAGGTTCTCCCACCTTTGCGCTATCTCCGGATGGTTCTTCCACAGATACCTTCTTTGTTTCTCCGATTTGAATGGCATCGTCTTCTTTTTTTATTTCTACCTTTATTGGCTTTTCTATATTAACGTTTGGATCTTTATTTAGATCTACTTTTATAGGTTTAATTTGATCTTTTTCTACTAGGTTTTTAGGCGTTTTCTTTTTTATTTTGAATTCACCTTCCTGCTTAACAGGTTCATTTGTTTTAATTTCTGACATAATATAATATAATTAAATAATTAATAAATTTAAGCTTGTTGCTCACTCTGCGCCACAGATGGCTCACTTGATGCACCTTGGCTTTCAAAGTCTATAGGTAGTCCATTGTTTTTTCTTTGTTCTATCATTTTACTTTGTTGCGTACCTTCCATTTGTATACGCTTATCTTTAGCTTCTTCTTGCTGTTTTTGTTTTTCTTGTTGTTGTTGAAGTTGCATCTTAGCTAATTCAACGTCAAATTGATGCTGCATTTGCATCTTCTGCATATCAAGCTGAGCTTGAGTTTGCATTTTTTGAATTTCCATTTGAGTTCTTGACTGCTCGTATTGAACCTTAGAACCACTAATAGCTTCTTGCTTTTGAACCTCGTTCATTGCTATTTTTTCATTAGCAGCAGCTTGAGCTTCACTTTGAGCTACTATATTAGCTTGAGCGTTCTCTTGTTCTTTAACAGCTTTTTGTTTACGTTTTACTTTTAGAAGCTGGTTAGCTAATTTAAGATTTTTTATTTGCCTTAAATCAATAGCGTCTTCTAAGTCAATACCACCTTGTTGTAAAGCAACTTGTATGTTTTGTTCTAACTGTTGTTTTTCTTCTTCGTCTGGTTCTAACTCTAAGAATATTCCAAAATCATGAAGATTTAAATTAACAACTTCTTTTAAAGTGTTTACATTATAGTCACTTATAGAGTTAACTAGTGATTCAGCTGTTAGTGGAAACTCTAAAGCATCTGCCACTTTCAGCGCTATGTTCTCTGCAATTCTAAGCGTTAAATAAGAACCAGCTTGCTTTATATGTCTAGTAGCTACATTGGACGCGTTAGCGGCCATTTTTTGTAATCCTACTAAAGTGCTTTTGTCTGGAGTACTACCATCTCTAGCTTCATTAAGTCCGGTTACGTCGCGTATCATCTGTAAATAATATTGATA